GATTAATTAACAATATAGACAAACTACATCTATTGACAATATAAGTCAATACAAAAAATAAAAATTTTTTAAATATTTTTATTACTATATATGGTGTTGACAAACTCTCTCAAATCACCAAATATGGTCAAATGGTGTTTGTTGTGCAATTCTCCCCCAATTAACAAAAGAAGAAGCACCAAAAAAAAATGGAAGCACAACAATTATTACCTCTTGAGGTGGTGTAGGTAGGTTTTTCGAAAACTATCCATTTTTGTCCTATCTACACCTAAAAAGGAATTTTATGTCAACTACAGAACTAGAAGAAATTATAGAAGATTTAGCGTCTGACCCTGTAATGTTTGTTGAAACAATGTTGAATGTTAAGCCTGAAAAGTGGCAAAAAGAATTTTTATACAATGTTCAAAACAATCCTAGAAATGCAGTTAAGTCAGGACATGGTGTTGGTAAGACTGCTGTTTTATCTTGGTTAATATTATGGTGGCTGCTTACAAGACACCCATGTAAAGTAATATGTACTGCAAACACAGCACACCAACTATCTGATGTATTGTGGGCAGAAGTAAAGAAATGGGGTCGTCAATTACCAGAAGCATTTTATAATCAATTAGAAATGAAGAACGACAAAATCAACCTTGAAGGTGCAAGTGATAGTTATGCTGTTGCTCGTGTATCAAGGCGTGAAAACCCTGAAGCATTGCAAGGTTTTCATAGTGACAACTTACTTTTTATTATTGATGAGGCTAGTGGTGTTGACGATATGATATTTGAGGTTGGTGAAGGTTCTTTATCAACGCCAAATGCAAAAGTTGTTATGACCGGTAACCCAACAAGAACAAGTGGGTATTTCTTCAATGCGTTTTCAGCTATGCGTGATAGATGGAAATTAATGACTGTTGCGTGTTCAGATAGTTCACAAGTATCAGATGCCTATATAGAGGATATGTCACTTAAATATGGTGATGACTCGAATGTTTACAGGGTAAGGGTTCTTGGTGAGTTTCCAAGAGCAGAAGATGATACTGTTATTCCTCTTTATATGGTAGATAGTGCCTTGCAAAGAGATATACAAGTTGACCCATATACACCGGTTGTATGGGGTTTAGATGTTGCGGCTTTTGGTAGTGATAGAACTGCTTTATGTAAAAGGCGTGGCAATGAAGTTACTGAACCTATTAAATCATGGCAAGGTAAAGACCTAATGGAAACTGTTGGTTTAATTGTGCAAGAGTATGAAATGTGCAGCTATAAAGATAGACCAACTGATATAATGGTTGATAGCATTGGTATTGGTAGTGGTGTTTGTTCAAGATTAACTGAATTAGATTTACCAGCAAGACCTATACAAGTAAGTGAAAGCCCTAGTATGCGTGAAAAATATATGCGTTTGCGTGATGAACTATGGTTTAAGGCTAGAGAATGGTTTGAGGGTCGTGATGTTTACTTAGTTCAAGATGACAAGTTAATTGAAGAACTTATAGCACCTCGTTTTAAATTTACATCAAATGGTAAAGTTAAAGTTGAAGCCAAAGATGAGTTTAAAAAAAGATTGGGTGGGCGTTCATGTGACTTAGCAGATGCGTTTTGCTTAACCTTTGCACAACAATCATTTGTAGCAAGTGTGCGTGGAACACAACATAATTGGAATAAACCAATATCATATAAGGACAATTCATGGATAACATAAAAGATATAGTATTTATGCCTGAACACGAGTTTGAGGCAGATAATCCTGTTACCCATGCTTTATTAGAACATTTAATTGTAGAACTAGAAAAAATGAACAAACATCTTGATAGTTTTGAACTATTAACAGAAGTTTGTTTGGCAGCTGCCGCCTATACTTTTTATAGAAGTGGTGGTTCAAGTGAAGAATTTATTGAAAAACTAAGAACAGTAGATATAAGACCGGACATATCAGAGTTAAATTAGGAGAAAACAATGGAAAAAATACAAGACATTATTGAGTATATCAAGGGTCATTCATGGGATTACATTGATGCTGCAATGGGTGGCATTATTGGAATACTTTTATTAATTATAATTATAGGGTAATACAATGCAAAGAAGTCAAGTATTAGAAATGGAAAAACAAGCTAAAAAAGAAACTAAAAAGCCTGTTGAAACTAAGAAAAAACCTGCAAAGAAAAAAACTACTAAATAGGATTTTTAATGGACAAGCTAGAATTTCAGGCTTTGTTGCGTAATGAAATAGAAAACGCACATGGCTATTATGATAATGAGTACGGCATAGATAGAATAAAAGCTATGGATTACTATATGGGTGAAAAGTATGGTAACGAGCAAGAAGGTCGTTCTCAAGTTGTTACAACAGAGGTTGCTGACACTATTGAATTTATCATGCCAAGTCTTATGCGTACTTTTACTCAAACTGACGATTTTGTTAAGTTTATGCCTCGTGGTGAAGAAGATGTTGAAGGTGCTGAACAAGCCACATCATACGCAAATTATGTTATAAATTGTCAAAATAATGGTTTTGTTGTTTTACATAACTTTTTCAAAGATGCGTTGTTACAAAAACTAGGCGTTGTTAAAGTTTACTATGATGAAACTGAAACAATGGAAGAAGAAACATATACAAATCTTTCAGATGACGAACTTACATTATTATTACAAGATGATAGTATTGAAATTTTAGAACAAAATTCAGAAGAAATAGAAGCCTATGAAGTTGATGAAATGTCAATGGAAGGAATGGATAGTTATGCAAGTAATATTAGGCATGATGTTGTAATAAAAAGAAAATCTTATGGTGGTATGATTAAAGTTGATAATATTCCACCGGAAGAATTTTTAGTATCAAAAAGAGCAGCATCATTAGAAGAAGCTGACTTTGTTGCACATAGGACAACAATGAAAGTTAGTGACCTAATCCAAATGGGTTATGATAGAGAACTTGTTGAAAGATATGCAGGATATACTGAATTAGATTTTAGTGATGAAGTGCAAAATAGATTTGAAGATGTTGAAAGTGGAAGTGATACTGATACAAGTGATGTGTCTATGCGTGATGTATTGGTTGTCGAGGCTTATATAAAAGCTGATTATGATGGTGATGGTATTGCTGAGTTACGCAGAGTTGTTGCACTTGGACAAAGTTCAGAAATAGTTGAAAACGAAGTTTTTGACCATGTACCATTTGCTTGTCTATCACCAATACTAATGCCACATAGACTTATTGGTAGAAGTTTAGCTGAAATTGTTATGGACATACAATTAGTTAAATCTACAGTTATGCGTCAATTACTAGATAATATTTATCTAACTAATAATTCAAGAATAGCTGCTGTTGAAGGGCAAGTTAATATTGATGATTTGTTAAATTCAAGGGCAGGTGGTGTTGTTAGAGTTAGACAACCAAACTCATTACAACCATTACAACCACAAATGATTGGTCAAAATGCTTATAATTTGTTGCAGTATCTTGACCAACTAAAAGAACAAAGAACCGGATTATCAAAAGCCTCTATGGGTCTTGATGCAGATGCACTACAAAGCACAACGGCTACTGCAGTTGCTGCACAAATGAGTGCTGCACAAGGTAAAATTGAAATGATTGCAAGAGTATTTGCAGAAACAGGCGTAAAACAATTATTTAGATTGATTTTAACTTTATGTTTACATCATGGCAAAAAAGACCAAATGATAAGGTTAAATAATAAGTTTGTGCCAATAGACCCTACAAACTGGAAACATGAATATGATATTACAGTTAATGTAGGTTTAGGTAGTGGTCAAACAAACGAAAAACTAGCATTTTTAAACCAAATGGCACAAAAACAAGAACAAATATTGTTACAATTAGGTGCTGAAAATCCATTAGTTTCTTTAGAACAATACAGAAATACATTGGCAGAATTAGCAGGACTTGCTGGATTTAAAGATGCGTCAAGGTTCTTTAAAAATCCTGCAGATATGCCACCACAACCACAACAACCACCACAACCAAGTGAAGCACAAATTAAAATGCAACTTGAACAACAAAAAATGGAAGCTGACATACAATTACAAAAAGCAAAACAAGACGCTGAATTACAATTAAAGCGTGAAGAATTACAAATGAAAATGGAAATAAGAAAAGAAGAACTTAGATATGAGGCACAACTAAGGGGTTTTGAACAACAAGTGGGTGGCAATCCATCAACAAATTTACCAAGAGTTGAGTAATGTCAAATTTAGATGACCAAACATTAGAAATACTTGCTGGTTTAAACGCTGCTCAACCAACAACACAACAAGTAGATTATTCAGGGTTTATGAGTGATTTTCAACCTGTGCAAAACTATCCTAACTACTTTGTGCCACAACAAGGTTTATTGCAAAACACACCTGTATTAGACACATTGTCAGATTTAGATGTTATGCAACAAAGACCACAATCTTTGTTGGATATGATTGACCAATACCCAACTCTTGAAAGTGATTTTCAACGAAGTTTTGCAGTTAACCCTGATACATTTAATATGAATGTTTATCAAAGATTACCTTATGACCCTGCTTTTTGGGAGTCTTTTGTTAATCAAGGTGGTGGTACAGGTAGTGATGGCATTGATTTAACAGGTTTAGGTGCTGCTGGTTTAGTTGCTGGTGCAACAAGTTTACTTGGTGGTGATGATGTTACTACAGGTGGTAC